CTAAGGAGGCCACTTTTGGACAATTCTAGAATTGTCCATTTTTCAATTCTTCCATCTACTTTTTTTTCAAAGAAAATTCCTGGTTTTCTAAGATTTTCATTATTGTGACGGTTACAATCACATTTCCAAAATTCCCATATTTTCCACTTTTTAATTAGTTCTTTCACTATTTCATAGGGAGGAGGGAGGATTTACTGTAGAAGGAGGAGGGAAACAAATTCGCATATCAACTTATTAGATACATTGTTTTATAGGTTTTCATATTTTATGTAGAGAACCTAATCACTGCATAAACTATACTTTCTATATAAAAAATTATAGTTCTACCTCCATAAACCCAGTAAATGCCTCCCTTATGGGCGCTTCGCGCCCGGTTAGACACGTAATTCGTCATTTTACTGCCCCCTATTCTCAATTCTTTTCTATCTCGAATTAAAATTATACTTTATACTTAAATACAAACCCAGCACAACTATTTTGTCGTCCCTTCAATACACAACCTATATCAATTCTTTTTGTGAGATTATATTTACTTTGTAAATATTTTTGTGCGTCCAATTGGTAAGTAAATGTTTTTATAAACTCACCACCCGTTGTAAATACATCAAATTGTTTATTATGCCCTTTCGCATCTAATTTCTTATATATTGCTTCGGGATTATCTTTATTATATTGCGTTACGCGTTCACTGCATTTTTTCCTTAATTCAGGGTTATCTACAAACCGTTTTTTTTGTGTTTCACTCATTTGTTTCCTTAATTCGGGGTTATCTATATGGGATTGTTTCGTTGTTTCACTCATTTGTTTCCTTAAATCGGGGTTATCTACAAACCGTTTTTTCATTCTTTCAGTATGTTTTTCTATTGCATCAGGATTTGTATAATATTGTTTCATTTTTCTGCTGTGTTCTTCTCCTGCACCTGGATTATCTATGAAATATTTTTTCTTTATTTCACTCATTTTTTCTCTTGCGTCTGGGTTATCTTCATAGTGTTTTTTTAATCTTTCACCTTGTTGTTTATGTGCGTCTGGGTTATTGATATGAAATTGTTTCAATCTTTCAATTATTTTTTCTCTTGCGTCTGGGTTATCTTCATATTGTTTTTTTAATCTTTCACTTTGTTGTTTCCGTGCGTCTGGGTTATTGATATGAAATTGTTTCAATCTTTCACCTTGTTGTTTCCGTGCGTCTGGATTATCTATGTAATATTGTTTCATTCTTTTAGATTGTTCTTCTCGTGCTCCTGGATTTTCTTCATAATAATATTTTACTTTTCTACCGTGTTCCTTTGCAAAATCTGGATTATCTATGTAATATTTTTTCATTCTTTCACTCATTTGTTTCCTTAATTCGGGGTTATCTACAAACCGTTTTTTCATTCTTTCGCAATGTTCTTTTATTGCATCTGGTTTTTTATATTTATATTTCATTCTTTCACTCATTTGTTGTGTTGCTTCTGGATTATCTATGTGATATTTTTTTTGCGCTTCACTCATTTTTTCTCTATCTTCCTTAGTAAATACATATCCAGTTGTTCCATCACCACCATAAGTCATATTGTATCCATATCCATCTATATAATGTGAATTATATTCAAATATATACATTATTTCTTTTTCACATAGTTCTTCTAATGTATCTGCTGTATCTATTTCTATAAGGTCAAAAGTATCTACCATGTCATATTTTCTTAATGCTTTATGCAACATTTTATTAGAATTAGTATTCGCACATGATTTATGTTCTTTTTTTCTTTTTTCCAATGAAGTGGTGGTTATGCCAATATATACTTTTTCATTTGGAAATTCTATTTTGTAAATAGAACCCATGATATTTATTTATTATTTATATATATGTATTTGATATGGATTTCAATTTTATGTAGGGGACCTAATAACTGCATGAACTATATTTTCTCATAAAAAATATAGTTCTATCTCCATAAACCCAGTAAATGCTTCCTTATGGGCGCTTCGCGCCCGGAAAGTGGCTACAATCAAACCATCCGCCTACACGAATTACTGGTGTTTTCAACGTTCGGGTTCCTTTTCTCTTATTGGTGAATGTTACCTTGTCTGGCTTATTCTTATTTTTCTTGTATTTGATGCTATTGAAACACTTGAATTTATCCGCTTGCCATTCACATCCGTGTTTGACATTTTCACATTCAAATACATCTTCATCGGCTACCTTCTTCAAAGGTATTTCGGGACTTCGCAATGACATTTTCTTGCGATGTGTTCGTACATGTTGAGAACCTCTCTTGAAGTGAATTTTCTGTTTTTTCTGGGTTTTGTTGTTCCTTTTTGAATGTGGTTTCTTTGATGTTTTCGCCATTTTTATATATATTGCATACATAAAATTGATTCAATCCTTTTGGTATTTATAATACAACACTTTTTCAAATCAATGGCAAACGCAAAACAGATTAAAGATTATATTATGGAGAAAGCTCAAAAAATTAAGAATGAAGGTATGACACTTACTCAACCTGGTTCTTTAAAATATCTAATGTTCGGATCCCAACCAAGTGAGCAGTCTTTATCCATTAAAATGGGGAAAGTTGGTGAAGAAATGATTAAAAAAATTATTATCGAAACCCCATCGTTGGAGCTACTTGATTGCGGTGTACGATGCATTGATGAGGTTTCTGGGAAAAATAAGGACTTGGATTTGATTTGGGTTAATAACAATACTAAAACGATTCACTATCGTGAAGCAAAAGGCAATATTGAATTAGATAGTGAAAAACTGCCGGCCACAATAGATAAGATAGTGGAAATCATACACAAGTACATTGCACCTAAATATCCAGAGTACACCATTGATATCGGTGTATTCAATTGGTCTGTATACAATAGAAAACCTTTGAAAAATGGGTTGTCACATATTAAAAAATGTGAAAATAAGCATATCAAAGTAGAACACCCAGAGGATTTGTTTAGGTTATTAAATTTTGACTGGGATGAAGGATCTTATTACGAGTTCTTTCGTAAAGTAGGCAAATTCTTTCAAGAATAATTATATCATATAGTAGTTAATAATTCTTAATTATCAAATGTTTTGTATTTATTTCATCACCAACTCTTCCTGAATGAAGTTTAAATCTATATTTTTTATCATATTCATCTACAATATAATCCTTGTATAATTCTTGAATAAATGGTGTTTTACCAATTATCATCAAGCATTTAATATCAGTTTCTTTAAAGCATTTTGCCAACTTATTTTGTTCTTCTTTTCCAAATGTGCAATATCCGTAATCTGTGAATTCACTATCGTAGGGTGGGTCTAAAAACATGAAATTATCGCCATCATTATATTTATTAAATATATTTTCAAAACTACTATTAAATATTTCTGTTCGTTTCAATAGTTTTTCATATTCTTTATTTTTAATTTCTTCAAAATTATATGTTTTATATCTACCAAATGGTATATTAAATCCTCCATTTTTATTATACCTAAGCATACCACGATAGCAGGTTTTTCTTAAATAGTAAAATCGTTTTGCATTATCTAAAATATCAGTAATATCATATCCTCTAACTTTATAATATACTTCTTCTTCGTTAGGGTGTTGTTTCATAAAGTCATAGATGGCATTAGCATTACCATTTTTTATTGATTGATAAAAGTCTATTAGTTCTTTATGGACGTCATTAATAACAGCGTGTTCTGGATTTAAATGGAAATAAACAGCACCACCTCCTATAAATGGTTCCAAGTATGTGGAATATGAAACTGGTATATGTGGTAAAATATGTTTAAGTTCATCATGTTTTCCACCACTCCATTTAAAGATAGGTTTTAAATTTTTTCGTTTGATTTCCATATCTTGTTTCGATGCAATAGTATTTATAATATTATTTTCAGTATTATTTGAAATCAATTTTTTATTAATAATATTCTCAACCACTTCTTCTATCTTTTCTTTATTATCTTGACAAGGTATTTTTTTGTTTTGATGTTTAGTATAGTGGGATTTTTGGGAAAACTCTTTCAAACAGCGTTCGCAAGTATATTTCGGCATTCTATACTATTACTAAATATTTTATTTTTAACTCATTTTAACTAAAAGAGTTAAATATGGTACAACGTATGTATTGTATTCTTTACACATCATATAGTTCTACCTCCATAAACCGTGTAAATGCCTCCCTTATGGGCGCTTCGCGCCCGGATTACCTAATTAAATCTTGTTTTACTACTACCTTCACGTAAATTTCTTCTGTTATCCTATTTAATGCACGAGCGTGATTTATATTTGCAGTTCCATGGTCACCTCCTGTTGTTGCTTCTATTGATTTCAAATACCACTGGTATGCCTCGGATTCAAAGCGTTCCAATTCTTCTGGTCTTCGCTTACTATGTATGTTCTCTATATACATTACATTTTTGAATTCTATGTTGTTTATTATATGCTTCAGTTGTAACTTTTCAGTGTCTTTCTTCCAACAATCTCCATCTTTGTAATAAATTACTTTGCGTTTCTTATCGGTACAGTGAATAGGACGTTCTTCCACTTTCAAACAATATAAATACTTCTGAAGCATCATTTCCATTCCTTTCAAATAACCATGTTTTGAAAAGTAATCAACATCTTCCTTGACAACCTTGATTGACCTTAGGAATGTACTTAAATCCATAGCATCCTTGCATTGCGTATTCAAGAAATAATTTAGGTTGTCTATCACATTTACATTGTTATTGTTTGTAATGTGATTAGTTACCAGTGACATTCCTGAAATCTTATCTGATAAAATCTCAATTTGCTGTTTATGTTCCTCCTTTTGTTCTTGTAATAGTTTCCGTTGTTCTTCATCTCGTTTTCGTTGCTCTTCCTTTTGTTCTTCATCTCGTTTTCGTTGTTCCTCCAATTGCTGTTTCAATGTTTCTGCTAACAATTCTTCTTGTGTCTTATATGTGCATTTCTTCTTATGTCTATAAAGTGCTGTTCTTTCTTTATATTTCTTACCACATATGCATTCTAACTGTTTATTTGCTTCATTTGTTGTTAAATGTTGTTTTTTGTGTTTTGCAGTGCCTAAATGTCTTTCATATTCACTATAATATGAGCATTTAAAATCACACTTTTCACAATGGAATTTATTACTTGTTAAACTTGTTTTTTCTGTTGTCATTTTATACTAAATACTTAGAAAATTGTCCAGACAATTCTGGATTTTTTCTACAACACTTTGCCTCCTTCTTTTCATTCTTCACTGCATCACCCTCTCAAATATGACATTTCAGTTGCTACGCAAAAACCTTCCCTAAGGAGGCCACTTTTGGACAATTCTAGAATTGTCCATTTTTCAA